GTGGGTCGTTTACCCCGCAACTTGGCCGAGGTTTGGTCACCTTTTGCCCAGTTTTCGGCACCCGGTGTCAAGATCGGCGAGGTTCAGGCAGTCCGGCGAGGTTCTGCGTGGTTTCCGCAGGCCGCACAGGGTCGCTCGGAGGGCTGCGCGGCATGCATCTTTATGCAACGCGGGTTCCGGCTGCCGCTGCTCTGCCACCACAGCTGGTGGTGTCGCGTGTCCCCCACTTGACCCCCGGATACAGCGTGCCTGCCGCCTTGTTGCTCCACCGTGCGGATTCGGGGGGTGGGGCTGTGCGGGCGCTGCCGCCGGTGAGGGTGGTGCGCCACCGTGGGCCTCGTGCCGCGACGGTGAAGCGGGGGCAGGCCACGGCGCGGCGGGTGAGGCCGACTGGCGCCACGTGGATGAAGCTGAAGGTGGCGGTGTTCGCCACGTACGGCGACGTCTGCATCCTCTGCGATCATCCCGGCAGCCGTCAGGTTGATCATCTGGTGCCGGTGAAGGATCGTCCTGATTTGGCGTGGGACATCCGGAATCTGCGGCCTGTCCATGGCAGCGGCGGCAAGTACCCGAACCCGTGCGCGGAGTGCGGCGGGGCGTTTTGCAACCAGATCCGCGGCACCCGGTCGATTGAGGTGGCGCGGGCGGACATCGCCCGCCAGCAAGCATCCTTGTTGCCGCGCAGGTCGCGGCGGAGACGCCCGAGACGGACGGCGGCCCGCGCGTGGTGAGGAGACGTCATGGCGGCTAGAACGGCAGGACCGGTCGAGGCGTCTGTCCGCCGCGAACTCCGGCCCATGCCCGCCGATCTGCGTGCGTCGACGCTGGCGACGACCGCGCTGCTCCTCGCCAAGCGACTCGACAACGGCTTGCCTGCCAGAGAAGTCTCCGGCGTCGCCCGCGAACTCCGCCAGAACATGTCGTCGCTGCTCGAGCGGGCGCCGGCGAAACCGCAGGGAGATCTGGTCGATGAGCTCCGCGCTCGCCGCGCCGAACGCGCCGGCTGAGGTCATCGGGCACCAGCGGCCCACGATCTGGTCAGTCCCCGAACCCGACGGCGGGTCGTCGACAGCGCAGGGTGAGGACGCGGTCGCGCTCGCCGCGCACGCCGGCTTGTTCCTCGACGACTGGCAGCAGTGGGTGCTGACGCAGGCGCTGCGGGAAACACCGGGGAACAAGTGGGCGGCGTTCGAGGTCGCCATGGTCATCAGCCGGCAGTCGGGCAAAGGCTCGATCTTGGAAGCCCGCGAATTGGCCGGTTTGTACGTAATTGGTGAGGAATTGCAGATCCACACTGCACATGAGTTTAAAATGGTAGATGTGGAGACTCCGATTTTGACGGCCAATCGTGGCTGGGTCACGATGGGCACGCTGCGGGACAGCGACGAGGTGTTCGCCCCAGACGGGCAGCCAACAAAACTGACAACTCATCCGATTACGCGCGGCCGTCCGTGTTACAGGGTTCAGTTCGCCGATGGTCAGGAAATCGTCGCAGACGGGGACCACCTGTGGCAGGTCACGGAGATGGACCGTAACAACGGCGGGTCGCGCCGCAGGGTCGTGACTACAGATGAGATGCGTACGACCGGCCTCGTGCATCACTGGCCACGTGAGCACAACCGGGACCGCAACACCTACCGCTGGCGTGTTGACCTGCCGGAACCACCGCAGCTCCCCGAGGCCGATCTGCCCGTGGAGCCGTACCTGTTCGGTCATTGGCTCGGCGATGGACATACCAACCACGGGATCATAACGACCGGCGCGGAGGACCTGCCCGAACTGACAGGTCACCTGAACAGGATCGGCCGCGCATGGTCAGTTAGATGGGACCAGCGCACAGTTGACCGCGTCGCCTATGTTTCGATCTCCGGGTTGAAGGCCGAACTACGCGGGTTCGGGGTCCTAGGGGCGAAAAGGATTCCCGATTCCTACTTGTGCGCCTCGATTGAGCAGCGCCGCGCATTGTTCGCCGGCATCCTCGATTCGGATGGCACAGTTTCACGGCACCAGATCGCCATAACCACCATGACTCATGATCTGATGCGAGATGTCGCATGCCTAGCCAGGTCCCTCGGCTACCGAGTGACGCTCCGTGAGTTCCGGGCACAGTACAAGGGCAAGGACGCCGGGCCGATGTGGCGGGTTCAGTTTGCGGCGTCCGGGACGAGCCCGTTCCGGTTGGAACGTAAGAACTGGCGCATCCGCCGTCTACGGCCGAGCCGATCCAAATACAACGCGGTCGCGGCGATCGACTCTGTGGACACACGGCCCATGCGGTGCATCACAGTGGCTCACGAATCAGGCTGCTACCTCATCGGCCGCGGGTTTACAGTGACGCACAACACCTGTAGCGAGCATTTCCTGCGGGTCCGGCAGCTCGTCGAATCCAACGAGGGTTTGCGGTCCCGGGTGTCGCGGATCACCACCTCCCACGGCGACGAGGGCATCGAACTCGCCCCCCTGCCGACCCTGATCACCGGCTCCGGGTCGAAAGGTGTCCGCCGGGGCAGGGCGCAGCGGTTGCGGTTCCTCGCCCGGTCACGGACGAGCGCCCGTGGTTTCACCGCCGACTGTCTCGTGTGGGATGAGGCGATGGTCCTGTCCGACGCGGTCGTCGGCGCCGCCCTGCCCACCCTGTCAGCGGTGCGGAACCCCCAGCTGTGGTACGCGGGCAGCGCGGGTGAGCGGGACTCCACCCAGCTCGCCCGGATCCGGCAGCGCGGCCTCGCAGGCGGCGACCCGTCCCTCGCCTATTTCGAGTGGTCGATCGACCCGTGCGCCGAGTATTGCCCGCAGGGCTGCACCGAACATGACGACCCGGCCGCCGTGAGCTCATGGGCGAAAGCGAACCCCGGCCTCGGGATCCGGCTGTCCGTCGAGCATGTCGCCCGTGAGATGCCCTCCATGGGCGGCCCGTACTCGCCGGTGTTCCAGCGCGAACGCTTGGGCGTGGGTGACTGGCCGACGGATGAGAATGGCTGGGCTGTCATCTCCGAAGCGGAGTGGGATGGCTGCGCCGACCCGGACTCGCCCCGGCCGCGCCGCCCGTGGGCGCTCGCCGTCGATGCCACCCCCGACCTGTCCGCGTCGGCGATCTCAATCTCTGGCCTGCGTCCGGACGGCAGGGTTGTTGTTGAGATCCCAGACGGCTGCCATAGGGGCGGCACGTCGTGGGTCATCGGCGAACTTCAGCGGCTGATCGACAAGTTGCGGCCGTGCGCGGTCATCATCGACCCGCGTTCACCTGCGGCGTCGCTGATCGACGAGGCGGAACTCGCCCGGCTGGAAATCACGAAACCGGGGACGATCGAAGTCGCGCAAGCATTTGGCCTGTTTTGCACCGCCGTCACGGACCGGCAGGTCGCGCATCTCGGCAAGCAGGCGCAACCCGGCCTGTACGCGGCGGTCGCGGGCGCGGCGGATCGTGCTATCGGCGATGGTGGCCGCGCCTGGGCCCGCCGGTCAACCTCGGTGGACATCAGCCCACTGGTTGCCTGCACGATGGCGCACTGGGGATTCAACAAGTTCGGCAAACGTAGCTATAACTTGCTGAAATCCGTCGGCTGAAGGGGGCATGCCGTGACCGCGACTCCGTTCGCCGCCGAGGAGACGACGGTGATCCCCCTCGCCGACGAGGTCGCCGCGAAAGCACGCCGCGTCGGCTTCTGGCGCACCGTCCTCACCTGCGTCACCGCGGTCCTGTTCGCCGCAGGGTGGGCCGTGGCGAAACTGTTCACCGTCGTGTGGCTTGCGGTCACGTGGACCGGCGCCGCCATCGCATTGGGCTGGCAGGAAGCCCGCGGCACCAGGGGCAGGCCGTCCCGTGACGAGATCCTCGCCGACAACGACCGGCTACGCACCGAACTGAAGCGGCTGTCCTGAGTCCTACTTGCCGGATTTCCGGTCGAGCTTGGCCTGGGCCTTGTCGGCCGACTTGGTGAAGCCGCCTCTGCGGATCCGGTCGATCTGGTCTTGGCGGATCTCCCGTACTTCGGCGTCGGTTCTGCGCTCGACCACGAGACGTCCTAGCTTCATGTCGTTTCCCTTCCTGCTGTCGTTGTATCCCCACTGTATCACGACGTAGGGGCGGGGGGAAGCGATGGGCCTAGTTGACCGCGTCTCCAGGGTCCGCGCCGGGGACACCGAGGAACGCGCCCTCGCCGTCCCCTGGGACCAGCCATGGGTCCCCTTCGGCGCCGGCGGCCCCCTCCACCCCAGCGAATACGGCCACGGCCAAGAACAAGCCCTCTCACTCATCCCCGTCTACGCCGCCGTCAGGTTGCTCGCCGACGCCGTCGCCTCGCTGCCGCTGCAAACATTCATCGGCCAACCCGACACCGGCACCGCGAAACGATTCAACGCCGGCCTGTTCGGCACCTGCCCGAGCACCACCGGCACCATCTACGACTGGCTGTTCACCGCCATGACCAGCCTCCTGCTGCACGGCAACGCCTGGGGGCTCATCACCCAGCGCGACGGCATGGGCTTTCCCTCCGGCATCGAATGGCTCCCCCCGCAACGCGTCGTCGTCATCGACGACCAGCAGCAGCCCTGGAACCCGCTCCGCGCCCGGATCTACTTCTACGGCCGGCTCATGGACCGCGCCGACCTCGTCCACATCAAGGCGTTCCCCGTCGCCGGGCGCACCAAGGGCATGTCCCCGCTGCAACTGTTCTCCACCACCATCTCCGGTGGCCGCGGCATCGCCGAGTACGGCAAAACGTGGTTCGACAGCGGAGGCTTCCCGCCCGGCACATTTCAGAACAGCGAGCTCGAGGTGGACCAGCACCAGTCGGACGAGATCCGCCGCCGCCTGGTCACGTCGATCCGCCGCCGTGAGCCGCTGGTGTACGGACGGGACTGGACGTACCACCCGGTCACGGTCCCGCCGAACGAGGCCCAGTTCGTTGAGGCCGCGATGTTGAACGCGACGCAGATCGCCGCGATCTACGGGGTCCCGCCGGAGATGATCGGCGGCACCAAGGGCGACAGCATGACCTACGCAAATGTGGAGCAGAGCGCCATAGCGTTCATAACGGACGCGGTGCGGCCATGGCTCGTGCGCCTGGAGAACGCGTTCTTCGACCTGATCCCCGCTGGCCGGTTCGTCCGCTTCAACGCCGACGCCCGCATCAAGACGGACATCAAGACCCGGTACGAGGTGCACCAGATCGCCCGCGCGATGGGCCTCATGACCGTCAACGAGATGCGCGCCATCGAAGACCTCACCCCCACCGACCCGACCGACATCGGCGACGAGACCCTGCCGTTGGATGTGCTGGTCGCCATGTCCCGCGGGATGAAGGCGACCCCGAAGTCGTTCTCCGACCTGATCGACGTCGAGGCGCCGCCGCCACCGCCGGCCCCGGCGCACCCGCCCGGCGTACCGGGCGTCCCCGGTGTGCCCGGTGTGCCCGGTGTGCTGGCGCCGTCGAAGGGCGGCCCGCCGCCCACACCACCACCAGACAGCAACGGGACCGCGCCGTCGCCGAACGGCAGCCAAACAGCGAAGACAGGCTAGAGCAGGGTCGCCAGAAGCACGTCGGCATGTTCCTTCGTGATTGGCTCACCGTTCAGGAAATACGAGGTAACACCGGGGATCGTCATCGAGCCGGGCCCGGTGATACCCGGCGTGACCCGTTCGCCGCACTGGCGGCACACGAGCCAGGTGTCGGCGTGCTCGTCACGGCAGTCGTCACACCAGTGTGTGTCTCCGCCGTCTTCGCGGAGCGTCGGGTAATGGTCCGGGGCGTCGTGCCAGCGGTGTTCGTGCCCGTTGCTATCGGTGTCCCGCCAGTTGTGGTCCTGGTCGGTGAGGTAGTTGATCTGGATCATGTCCCGCTCCATGTGGAGCGTCCCAAACCTGGGGTTATGGACCGTGCTTGACACCGTAGACATGCATTGAGTTAACCAGCTAAGGCAGGTGCTTGACCGATGGCCATGGTGCCAACCGCCGCACAAAACGATCTCCCAGACTCGGCGTTCGCGATCATCCTGCCCGGCGGCACTAAGGACGGTAGTGGTAAGACCGTCCCGCGGTCGCTGCGCATGTTCCCGATCATGGACAAGGCGCACGCCGCAAACGCGCTCGCGAGGCTCCCGCAGTCGAACCTCAGCCCCGCAGACAAAGCCAAAGCCCTGACAGCGATCAAGGCCGCGGCGACCAAATTTGGCATCAACGTCGGCGGCGGACAGTCGTCGTGGGAGGAAGACAGTCACATGGCGACCGATCTGGAAAGGCGCTACCTGCCAGGCCCGGTGGAGTGCCGGACCGGCGGCGCCGACGGCTCACACATCGTTGGCTACGCCAGCGTTTTCGGGAAATTGTCCCGGAACCTGGGCGGGTTCGTGGAGATCGTGGAACCGACCGCGTTCAACCAGTCCAGGCAGATGATGTGGCCGGGTGCGGTGTGCCGCTACGACCACGACTCGTCGATGCTGCTCGGTACCACGGCCGGTCGGACCCTGTCGTTGACGGTGGATCGCACGGGGCTTTATTACGATGTGAACCCGCCCCAGTCCCGGGCCGACATCCTTGAACTGGTCCAGCGCGGCGATATTCAGCATTCCAGCTTCGCGTTCCGGGTCCCTCCTGGCGGCGACGAGTGGTCCGCGACCGACCAGAACTACCCGATGCGGTCATTGCGTGAAGTCCAGCTCGTCGACGTCGCCCCCGTCCTCACCCCCGCCTACCCCGACGCCACGGCCGGGCTCCGGTCACTGGCCGCGCAGGTCGGCGCTCCCCTCGAGGACGTCCAGCGGTACGCGGAGGAAGACGAGCTCCGCAGGTTCTTCGTCCGCACCGACCGCAGCTCGGGGAAGCCGCGGAAAGCGAAGCCGGAACCGGTGCGCGGCATGTTCGGTCCCGCCGCCGCGACCGCGCTCCTAGCGCGCCGCACCGACCCGTGGGCCGGGCAGTAGCGATCAGGCACGTCCTGGCGACGGCCAGGCGCAGTTAAGCACGTTCCCCGGCAGGCAAAGCAACCACCGAGGCAGAGCATCACCCCCGTAGTGCGGGCAGGAAACGCAGCCACCCGCGAGTAATAACCCAGCCACCCCCCAGGAGAGGGGAAACTCGCGATGAGTGAAATTGCTAAGAAGCTGCGCGATCGCCGGCTCAATGTTTGGGAGCAGGCGAAAGAGCTCGCAGATGGGGCGTCCGAGCAGAACCGTGCGTTCACGGCCGAGGAGCAGGGCACCTGGGACGCACTCAACGGCGAACTTGACCAGCTGGATGTGCGGATCAAGTCGTGCCTCGACGCCGAGCAGCGCGCCAAGGACGCCGACCGGGCATTCGACGCACTGTCCGGTAAAGAAATCGACCAGCGCCGCAAGACCCAGCGCGGCGACGGCGACGCCGCACCCGGCTCCAGCGGCGACCTCGACGGCGAACTCCGCGCGTTCCTGTCCGGCGACCCCGGCGCGCCCCGTTCGTTCGAAGTCCGCCACAACGTGGACAACGGCCCGGTGAACTACCGGACCCTGTCCACCCTCACCACCGGCGCCGGCGGGAACCTAGTCCCCACCGACTTCTACGACCGCCTCATCTCCCACCTCATCGAGGTCTCGGGTGTGATGCAGGCCGGACCGACGATCCTCAACACGGCCGGTGGGGAAACTCTCCAGATCCCGAAGACCACGGCGCATTCCACCGGGACCTCCGCCACCCAGGCGTCAACGCTCCCGTCCTCCGACCCGGCGTTCTCACTCGCCACCTTGTCGGCCTACAAGTACGGCATCCTCCTCCAGGTCGCCCGAGAGCTCATCGACGACCAAGGCGTCGACCTCATCGGCTACCTCGGCATGCAAGCCGGCCGGGCCATCGGGAACAAGTTCGGCTCCGACCTCGTCACCGGCACCGGCACCGCCCAGCCCAAGGGCTTCATGACCTCCGCCACAGTCGGCGTCACCGGCACCACCACCGGCAAATCCGGCGCACCCCAGTACGCCGACCTCGTCAACCTCGAATACTCCGTCATCGCCCCATACCGCCAGTCACGCAGCTGCTACTGGATCGCCAAGGACGCCACCATCGGCGGATTCAGGCTCCTGCTCGACTCGCAGAACCGGCCCATCTGGGAACCATCAATGGTCCTCGGCTCCCCCGACCTGCTCCTCGGAAAGCCATTGGTGGCCGACCCATTCATGCCAGCAACGGCAACCGGCGCCAACTCCGTCGCATTCGGCGACTTCTCCCAGTTCTTTGTGAGACTGGTGGGAGGGGTGAGGTTCGAAAGAAGCGACGATTTCGCTTTTGGGTCCGATCTTGTGTCCTTCAGATGTGTCCTTCGTGGCGATGGCGCCCTTGTGGACACCTCGGGCGCGCTGAAGATGTACCAGGCGCCGGCAACTTAGGCCCTACGATGTGACTGCACCTGTCATGTCATGAAAGTACACTCTCTAGTAGGGACCAGCGACTCGGCTGGCCCCTACTAGAAGAGGGTGTTACGGCATGCCACTAAGCAGAGATGGCCGCTGGTCAGCGCAGTGCACACTGTGCGGCGCTACGTTCCAGCGGCGCAGGAAGACGCAGGAGTTCTGCTCGCAGAAGTGTTCTAACAAGGCCTTCCCGGGTGTGGGTGGCGCGAAGCCGACGCCAGGGCTGGCTGAGCAGGTGTGTGAGATTTGCGGCACCAAATTCCAGCCGTACCGCGCTGGCCAGGTGACGTGTTCGGTGGTCTGTCACAGGCAGACGGATGCGGCGCGTGAGAGTCAGCGCCGGGGTGACAACAGGCCTGAGCGCCGTGAACGTCAGAACGAGTTGCGCCGAGTCAACCCCGAGGGCGGGAAATCACATACGGCAGGGCTCGCGGAGAGGGCGTGCGAGGTGTGCGGCGGGATGTTTCAGCCCTACCGCACTACTCAGCTCACGCACCGGGAGTGCTATAACCGGCGGGCTGACAGGCGTGCTGCGCAGCGTGAATATAACGCCAGGCCGGAGCGCCAGGCCCGGAAGAATGAACAGCGGCGAACGGATCCAGGGCAGGTCGCACGGATTCGTGAGTACAACCGCCGGATGAACCTTAAGAGCCATTACGGGCTGACGGTTGAGGAGTATGACCGCATGTTCGAGGCGCAGGGTGGCGTCTGCGCGGTGTGCGGTAAGCCGGCGGATCCGGATGGAGTGAGGTCGGCGAGCCGGCTGCACGTCGATCACGATCACGAGACTGGCCGGTTGCGGGAACTGCTCTGCATCAAGTGCAACCGGGGACTTGGCTACTTCGCCGATGACCCTGCGCTGCTGAGGGCGATGGCGGCGTATATCGAGCGGCACCGGGCGCTGGTGGCGGCGGGTGAGTAACACTCGCCGCGCCGGGCCGCACCGGAAGACGAAGCGTGTGCGGGCGGCGGTGGCGTCGGCGCCGTTTACCGCTGACTGCGGTCATGGTGTGGCGGCGGGCGGGTTGATGGTGTCGCGGCCGGGTGGGGTGACGGGGTGGATTTGCCTCGGGTGCCGCGAGGCGGAGTTGGGTGTACCGCTGGGCGCGGCGAGGGGCGCGCCGTGACTGGTTCTGCGGTGGGCTGGTAGCGGCGCGCCCCGTCTCCCGGCAGCGTGGATCTGGGGCGCGTGCAGCGCCAACACAGCAGGACTACACAATCGAAAGGGCGGCCTGTCGTGGCTGACATTTTCATTCCCCCGCAGGCGGGGGAGTCCGCGAGCCAGCCGGATAACGGTGACCCGACGCAGGTCGGCGGGCAAGACCCGGACAGCTTGTTCGGGGTGCCGATCTCGTATTTCACGGGGGCGTCTGGTTCGCCTCCGGGTGGGGAGACCCCGCAGAGCGCGGATCCGACGGTGCAGCCGAACCAGGCCCCTAACTCGGATGCGTTCACGGGGGCGTCGGGGTTTAACTCGACGGGTGCGCCGGGGAGCCAGGGTGTGGTGCCGTCGGCTGCCGGTGCGCCGATCACGGTGACGGCGATGTTCCCTGGTGGCCGGCCGGGTGGCGGGTCGGGGAACAACATGGTGACGGTGAACGATTCGATTTCGGGGCCGGATGATTCGACTGCGGCGCCGAGTAGTTACCCGCCGGTGCGGCCGATTGTGGCGGGTGACTTTTATCCGACGTCGACGGGCGCTGGTGAGGGCGCTGTGCATGTCGGCGGCAACGCGATCAACCCGTGAGAGGGGAAACGATAATGACGTGGTCTCGTGCGGGTGACGCCACAGCCGGCGGCCCGGATCCCGTGTACATCCAGCCGACGGATCCGCCGGGTGACGCGTCGGGCGGATGGGTGAAGATCGGTGATGGTGTGCCGAAGGCCCCGGAGGGTGCGGGGGGTTTCGCGACCATCGACGATGTGACGCCAGAGCCGGGCCGCGGCGGCTGGGTGCAGACGTGATCGTGCTGCCGTCGCCGGGGATGCTGCCGACGTCGCAGGAGGCCGGGAACCAGCAGCATGATCAGTCGCTGGCGATGACCGCGCCGGGGAGTG